CTTTTGAATCAATTACCTCTACGGTATCGTAGAATATAGGTAATAAAATAAACTGTACGATTTTTTCGTTAGGGGCAACGCCAATCGGTTTATTACCTATGTTGATGAGGTTTATATGGATCTCTCCCTGGTAATCCTCGTCTACAACACACGCTCCGACCTGTAGTCTTCTATTCACAGCAATACCACTTTTGTTGAATGCAATTAACGCATGCCCTTTTGGTACATTCGCAATTATACCGGACGGTATTACTACTGACGAACCAGGCTCAATAATTGTTGGTTTAAAATCAACTGGAACAAAAAAGTCAATACCTGCTGATTTGCTAGTGCCACGCGATGGCGTCTTTACTTCTCTGATTTTCTTAATTTTCATAATTTACCAATTTTATGTAATGCTAAAACAATGTCTGCTTCGTGAAATGCGTCATCTGCTCCTCTGTGTTTTTCGACATACTGTGAATCTGGGTAGAAAAACTTGTAAGCTTCTTCAACTTTTGGCCACTTGTATCCCTGGTAAAATGCTGCAGCACCAGTCTTTGGTATCTTACATATATTCGTGCTAACCAGCATTGGGCACGGTAACTTTTTAGGTATTTCAATACCATACTCTTCGAGAAAGTCGAAGTCAAAACTTCTGTTGAATGCAGTTGCTCCATCTGGATAACTGAATATTAAAAACTGAAGTTTGTTTACAATTGATTCAAACTGCACTCCATTGAGTATCTCCTCAGTAGTCATATACCCATTCTGAACAATCCAGGAATTTTTTATTTTTTCCTCTGGAAGGTTCGGATTAATTACTTCATCAAATAAGATGCGCTTAGTCCCACTACGTAGATCTAATTCTACGATACCAATTTCTACAATTTTACCGTTATCCTTCAGGAAGCCGGTAGTTTCAATGTCAACGATAAGTACTTTCATAATTAGACAATAATTTTGGCTTTAATAAAATCGTGTGATTCATATCTCTTTAATTCTACTTTACTAACATCGAAATTGATAACTTCTCTTTGCCCATTATACAGATTAGGAAGATCAAATTCACTTCTGCCTAGATACTCTCTAGCAGGTTCTATGTGATCTTTATATATATGAGCATTACCAATATTTATCTTTACAATACCAGGTATAAAATCATACTTATCTGCAACAAGCCTTAGCAGCATAGAGAATACTGCCATGTCATAAGGTAACCCAACAAAAACGTCTGCGCTTCTTTGTGACACGTTTAAATGCAGCATTTTGTTTATTGGCACGAATTGGAATGAATGGTAGCATGGCCTTAAGTTACCTTGTGATATTGCTACTGGGTTCCAAAGTGATATTACAAGTCTACTACTATTCTTTGTTGTTTCTAATTCATTTAGTATCAACTTCAATTGGTCAACTCCATTAAAACCTNNCAACTCCATTAAAACCTCTTAACTGGCTTCCATAAGTATCCCCAATTTCGCCGTTCTCATCTGCCCACAAATCCCAGATTGAAACACCATTCGCCTTAAGATACTTTATGTTTGTGAGACCACTAAGCATCCAGTGTAGCTCATACTTTACATTTTTAAAATACATTCTTTTCGATGTAAGCATTGGAAACATACCCATCGCATTATTAAATTCGATACTCTCGCCAAAAAGAGATATTCTAACATTGTTACCTCTCGTTTTGTTTTCGTGACCATACACCATTATTCTTTTTAACAGTGCCTTGTAGTCGCCCTCATAGTTGTTGTTCATAATCTCTTACTTTTTGAAGTCCATCAATATATGCAACTGCGTCAAGCAGTGTATCATCTTTAATATTGTATCTCAATCTTCCAAGTTTAAGTGCAATTAAGCATTTACAAAAAATTTCAGGCGTTATTTCAATACCGCACATTTCAGTAGCTATTATTGACGCCCTTTTAATTGACTCTACGAATGGGCCGTACTCCCTGTCTTTTTCTTCAGAACGGGCATTCATTATTTGGTTTGCTTCCTCTAAGATATTCATTTTTCTTAAATTTAAAGTTCATTTTTCTTTTATACTCATCATAGTAATAGTCCAGGAATTTACGTACATTCTCACCATTTGTCAGCGCCTGAATGTTGTCGACCGAATATCCTTTCTTTTCATCTATTCTGTCAATATGCAGTGAATCTTTTTCTATACCTTTGCCTGCTAAATATTTAAACTTTAACGAGAATTCTAAAAACTCTTCAAAGCTAAGTGAAAAATGTTTTCCACGTCTTAAAGCATTATGCTTTAGATTTAAGTACGTTGATCGTTCCATGTTATTCTCTCTCCAATATTGTGTATAGTGTTTAGAACAAAAGCCCTGAGCTTTCACTTCCCTCTTGCACCTCGGCATCTTGCATTTTTCTTTCATACTTATCTAGTGCGTGTTTATATTGTTTTTCAATTCTCCACATCCACTGTGATTTATAGTCTTTGTACTCTTGAAATGCTTTTATTGCATCATACCCACCGGCCGCGATCACTCTGTTTATTACCCAACCGAATTTATATCCGCGCTCTTCTGCCTCGCGTTCGAGTCTTGAAAAGTCTATGTCTTTAAACTTAGACTTAGGCTTATCTCCATACTCTATATGCACTAAGTCTATGTCAATTTCTACTTTTTCTTTTTCAAACACATATCCACAGTAGTTACATATTTTTCTTGAAGCAAGTATTAATTTACCACAGCCATCTCTACCATTTTTGTCTGTTTTTTTCTTGCCCATCATTATACCGCATTCCTTAACTGGCGCTACACCTTCGGACGTAGAGAAATTACCATTTAAGTGCCATTCTCTGTCTTGTTTGTATAAGCCAAGACGTTCAGCATTACTACCAAAATCAAGTATATTAAAATACTCTTTTCCTGGGTATATTCTGCTGCCTCTTCCAATCATCTGTAACCATAATGATTCCGAGGTGGTAGCTCTAAGAACAACTACAGTTTCAAGTGCTTTGTAATCGTAACCTTTTGTATATATACCAGTATTAACAAGTACGTCAAATCCACCACTTGTCCATTCTTTTATAACATCTTGCCTGTTGCCTGAAAATTTATCCATGTGGACGCAATAGGACGCGTATAATCGACTTTTTTGTTGGTACTTTACAAACTGCTCGTCAGTAAATTTATCATCGTATATGGGCTTTGAAATGGCCGATGTAATGAATTTAGCTCTAATACCATTTTCGTTAAATGCTGCACACGTTTTCATAGTATGCTCTATATTCACACAAAATACTAAAGTCTTAGTGTTATTTGCAATTTTTTTCCAGTTGTCTATAATACTTTGATAACTTATAGTACTCTCAAATTTTTTGAACATGTCTTCTTCCTTGAAGTCACCAAAACTATTTATACCAATTTTTGTAGTATCAAAATGTCTTGGCGCATAATAGTGATCTTCAACAAGAAAGCCATCATCTATTAACTGCTGTACTTGTGGACCAAGTATTATCTTAGTATAGTCTTCGCTTAATTGTCTTTGCTTCTTTGATCTTTTTGGAGTCGCAGTAAAAGCGAGTATGAACGGAACCCTGTCAGTTACGCCATCCTTGAAGTATACATTAAATTCTTGAATATGTGCTTCGTCTATTATTATTATACTAAATGATGAAATAAAATCAATCCACTCTTTTCTATCGAGTCTTCTTCTAAGCGTTTGGCTCATTGCTATACAGTGCGTATATTCTCTTGGTGGATATTTTGCACCACTAAGTATATTAGTAGTCTTTATTCCAAATTTTGCCAGCGTTCCTTCACTCCCTGTTAATAACTCTATTCTGTCAGTCAGTATCAAGCATTTATTGCCCTTTGTTTCGGCGCCATAAATGATAGACGAAAACATAACTGTTTTCCCACTGCCAGTAGGTGATTGCACTAATATCCTTCTATGACCTTCGATCATTGCTAATTTAGTTTCAATCAAAATTTCTTCTTGAAATTTGTAGAGTCTTATCATATCATGCTGTCATTGTAAAGGAGAGGGCATTATCACCCTCTCCATTTTCAGTTTTGTGTTTTTTAGAATGGTAAGTCATCTCCAGA